CTCCGCGTGCCAGCACAAAAAGAGGATCCGAGAAGATGCACTGGAAGATTACTTATTACATGAGCTTGAGGGGATTGCCGAGCGAAACAATCGCTATTACAAAAAGGCAGAAAAAAAGCCCACGCAAAGCGCGGACGCGATACGCAAGAAAATGAGCAAGCTGAAAACGCTTTATCTTAACGACTTGATTGAGCTGGACGAATACAAGAAAGAGTACACCACATTAAAGAAATCCCTTGAAGCGGTAGAGGAAAATCCGAAGACAAACCTTGATGCGCTCCGAAATGGACTTGCGGAATATGACACTTACTCACGGGAAGAGAAAAAGGAATTCTGGACGCGCTTTATCCGGAGAATTGACGCAGATGACGACGGCGCGTTTTTTGTAACGCCACGTTAGGCATATTTGACCTTGGTGTTCCTAAAGGTAAATTATGCCCAAAAGATACCCCCGCCTTACGACGGGGGTGTTCTCATTTTTCGAGCTTCCGCATCACGCTGTTGTATACGCGCTCGTTGACGATTTTAAGGCTGTCCATCAGCTCGTCCATGACCTCCCACGCCTTGACGCTGTCCATGCCGCTGACGGCAAGCAAAAATGCGCTGTCGCCAACCGCAGACACAGCCTGTGGCTCGTACACTTCCGGATTGGCACAGAGCCGCTTGTAGATCATAGCGGCATAGAGCGGGGCTAATCGTTCCATCGTTGCATAAGACGTGTCGCGGTTTGCTTCCATGTTGATGATCTCTTTCTCAATCTCGTCAAAGTCGATCATGGGCGTCACCCGCGATACATCGCCTGATAGTCTTTGACCTCTTTCGCTTTCTCGATCTGCTTTCCGTGCAGATAGTCATATACGGCCAGCATCGCGGTAGGCGGCTCGCCGTTCTCCTTGCGGTACTGGGTGATGATGCGCGCGACCTCATCATGCAACAGATTCATGTGCCGCATTTCGTCGGTCGACAGGTCATAAAATGTCTTTGCAAGAGCGCTGTCGGTATCCTTGTACTTCAGCGCGCACTTGGCGTACTTTTCAGCATCTTCGATCTCTTCCTCGATCATCTCGGAGAGTTTTTCAATCAGTTTCATGGGATAACACCTCCAATATTTGGTCTATTTTTTTGTCCTGCGATTCAAGGTGCTTGTGTATCTCCTGCGCCACGCGGTTATTGTCGTTCTGCACTTCCTGCAACCCAAATATTTTTGACTGGTTTTGCAGCTGCAGCACAAACGATAAGACCGTCAGGATATCAAGAAATTCAAGCCATTGCTCGTCCTGTTGCATATCAGATGCGTTGCACGCGCAGGGCGACATTGCTGACGGTCGATGCCGCACCAGTCAGCACCAGCGTGAGCGCAGCGCCGGACGCGCAGCACGCCTGACGAACCAGCGCGGGGAATGCCAGCACGACAGAAGCACCGGCAGCGCCCGCAGCAGAAGCAGTTGCGCCGGGAACGGCAACGCCGTCCTTGTAGAGCGTCGCCGTGACCGTGCCCGCTGCCGTCGGCGCAACGGTGATAGACGCGTCAACGTCGTAGTAGCCTTTGTCGACGATGTTGACGGCATTGCCGTTGAGCGTAATGTCGCAGCCGTAGCGGCGGATCAGACTGCCGAGGGGAATAACGCCATTGACGGCAACCTCAGTCGGCGTCTGCATGGCGGTGTAAAGAGCGGATTTACAAGACATAGTAAAGTCTCCTTTCAAAAAAATAAGGGCGAGGGGATAGCCCTCGCCCATTTACCCGGCCAAAGAGGGCCTACCATATTCTCCACGCGGGGAGAATGGTTTCAGATATTTCCGTTGCAGCAGCCGCTGTTGCAGCCGCAGAAGGGGGAGCTACCGGCGTTGTACGTGTAGCCGCTCGGATAGCGGACGACGCCGCACATACGGTTGTCCATCTCAAGACCGGCGATTTTGTCGCGCAGCGCCTGAATCTCGTTGGCCTGCATCAGCGCGCGAGTGGCTTCGCCCTCGGCGTGGATAGCCGTGGTGATATCGCAGGTCTGACGATCCATCTGTGCGGACAGGTTGGCCGTCGCAAGGCGCTGCTCGCAGCAGCAAGACGCGATCTGGCTCTGGATGCTGTTGCCGGTCTGCATGATGGTGGTGTTGGTGCCTGCCTGCGCAAGCGCAACCTCCTTGCCGAGCTGACCGATGTTGCCCTGCATCTCGTAGCCGAGATTGCAGATGCCGTTGCCGATGTTAGTCAGGCGGTCGTTGATCTGCCCGAACTGCTGGCCAAACAAGATTTCCTGCTGGCTCGCAGCGGTGGCGTACTGGCCAAATTCGCCCTGACGGTTCCAGCCGTTTCCGCCGAAACCAAACATGAACAAGAACAGAACGACGATGAGGAACCAACCGGAGCCCCAGCCGTTACCGTCGTTATCGCGGGTCACTGCCGCGAGATCGCTCAAAGAGTAATTATCTATGGGAAACACTCCTTTCAAAATAATTTATCAATAAACCGTGTCGACCCGGCTTATTTCAAAAGTTGCATAAAGTCCTTTGCCTGCTGTTGGAGCTGCTGAAACTGCTCCTGCGACATTTTCCCTGACGCCAAAAGCTGCTCGATCTCCTGCTGTGCTTTCTGCGGCGTCATGCCCGCTGCGAATTTGCGAAACTCTGCCATCATCGCAAGGGGATTATTCGGTCTTCTGCTTCCGCCGCCCATCAGCATTTGCATCATCGGATTTGGCATTAAGCTTTTCCTCCAATCTCTTTACGCGTTCCTCAAGACTGTTGACGTCAACCGAAGCCGCCGCCTGATACGGCGCGATGCTGTACGGCGTGACCGTTGCATATCCCGCGCCGTCCGTCACTTTGAGCCACACGATTGGGTCGTTCTCGTCCATCAGCAAAACAGAGCTGTTCGGCGCGAGCCTGAGCGCGTCTGCACCGTTTTTCCCATTCACGCGGGTAATTTGACCGCTGTACATCTGCTGCGCTCCTGCGGCGTTCTGCGCGCTTACAGGGGCATAATTGTTGTACCCGTAGCCCATCGGCTGATACGGTGTCTGATAATACGGATAAGGCATATCACTCCGTCCTTTCTTGGCAGGCGTGGAACATCTCGGCAAAGTAGACGTACTGTCTCAGCTCGTCAGGGTCGGGGAACAGCGTCAAAATGTCCATTGCCATCTGCTCGGTAAATCCACAAGCTAAAAGTCGGTCGTACATCGCCGCACCTCCTTTGTTGTTTATATGGTACAAAAAAACGGACACTCAAAAGCGTCCGTAAAGTGTATGAAAAGTGCGTCAAAAACCGTCGAACGATTCTGCTTGCCTTTCCACATGAAACATGATATTTTAATTTTGCAGGGTCTTTCCGGCCCGCTTTTTACACAAAAGAAATTGCCTCACCATTTGGTGGGGCAATTTCTTTTTTCGTGTTGGTCTGATGAAATTTTGTGGTACGCCCGCTGCCGGTATTTTTTCACCGCGTCAACAGACAGGTTGTGCTCCATTGCGACCTGTACGCAGCTTTTCCGCCGCACGTCGCACTCAATGATGCACGCCGCCTCGTCCTCAGGCAGCTCAAAAGATAAAATATATGCAATGGCTCTTTTGGGAGCCATCGATGATAGCTGTGCTCGCATCGCTTTGTGCTGACTGTCCATGCCCGTGTAGGGCTTGCAGAGGCGCTTGCGCGTGGGCTTTCGCCGCCCGCTCCTTCCTGTGCCCGATTAGGACACGTTATTTTGTCGCTCTCTGGATCATCGTCACGACTTCCTGCCGCGTGATAAGTCGCTGCGGAGCGCTGCCGTCCGTGATACCCGCAGCCTTTGCCGCCGCCCAGTCTTTCGCCGCCCACGAAGAGACGGGCTTGGTGCCGAGCTGCGCAAGGTAAGCGTCCATCATCTTGTTAAACGTTGCCTGATCCATGTACTCCTCCATTTCCGGCGGATACTTGCCCGCCAAAATCATGCTCCCTGTGTGTTTGAGGTGGTTGTCCCACTGGAAATGCGGGCGGTCGGGGAATTTCTTCCAGTCGCCCCCCCACGAAAAGCCGACCTGCTTGCCGATTTGCCCGCAGCGGGCAAAGAACGTCGGATCGTCGTATCCGTGCCCCGCGACATCCTTGCAGATGTCAAACGCCAGCCCTGCTTTGACGCTGTGAAAAGTCGGGCGCATCGCGTCTTTGTGGGCGTAGCCCTTGCTCACAAGATAGCGCTGGTAATCGTCGTCGCGCACCGTGTCCGTGACTTTGGCGGGCAAGCCCGCCTGCTTGCACAGGTCCAGAAAGATAAGGCAATTTGCCCGCACGTCCGCGCGCAGATACTTAATATCGCCGCTTTTAAGCATCGCTGTCACCCTTGCTGTCGATCACGTCCTGTGCCTTCTGCGACTGCGTCCCGAAGTAGAACGCGATGATGACCGCATAGATCGTCATGAAGTCCTGCGAGATGTTGCCCGTGACGGCCATGTACGCGAAAACTCCCGTTAGCACCAGCGTCACGATGCTCTTGACGCTCATCAGGTTCGCCAGTCTCTTGTGAATCAGTTCCATGTTATTCGTCCTTTCCTTTGATTTTGATTCCAGCCAGCAGGCCGAGTTCTGCCGTCCACGCGGCGAACCACGCGACGGTCAGGCTGTCCGGCACTACCTTGTCATGCGCGGTCAATACGAGCACCGCAATGCAGTACCAGCAGAGGTTGAGCACTGCCGCGATGACGTACTTGTCCCGCTTTCTCAGCTTCTTCATAGGGCCACACCCGACAGCAGCCACGCAATAAACGCGCCCGCCAGCGCCGCGAGAGCCTTGTCGACCAGCCCGTCCCAGCGTTTCCCCGCCTTACCCGTGATGGCTTTCACGTCCTCTTTGATCTCCTTGACGTCTCCCTCGACGGTCTCCTGCTTGGTCGCCAGCACTTCGACCGACGTTGCCAGCCTGTCAAGCGCCGTTTGGTGCTCCTGTAACTCATTGATCCGATGCGTATTGCTCTTGCATCGGCTTTCGATCAGAGCGATCTCTGCGTCATCGTAGTGCTTTGCATTATCCATATCCCGCTCCCTTTCTGCGGTCTTAGACCGCCGTGAAATAGTTCCCTACCAACTCGTGTGGCAGATACTGCAAGACGATCTTCCCGCCCGCGGCCTCGCCGGTACGCTCGCACAGGTATAGCTTAGTGTCTTCGGGGTCTTTGTAATAAAGACCATACTCGTACTCCATGCCGCGAGCGGCCGGAATCGGGTCATCTTGAGTACCCGCGTGGTCGACGTTGATGATCGTCCACATGGCAGGGGTGGAATGCGGCGGCCAGTTCTCTTGCGTGGTGTGGCCCTGACCTTTGTTGACGCGGTAGACGTGCAGCACGCCGCTTTCGTCCGTATCACTGCGGCGGTCGCCGGGCTTGACGGTCTCGCCGATGTGATCCGCCCAGCGCGGGAACAGCTCGGGCGACTTCGCCGCCTCGCCGTCAGAGAGCGACGCGCTGGCCTGTTCGATCATCGGTCGCAGCCTTGCCGCGCGCTGCGGCGTGATGCTCTGACCGACCAGCGCCGTTACGGTCGCCGCCGAAAGCTCGGATTCCGTGGGCTTTCCCATCTTGATACTCACCGTGCCGTCGCGGTGGTCGGTGATGTCGCCAGCAAGGCTGTACTCGCTGTTGTCGTACTCGTTGACGACCTCTTTGGTTTCGCCTGTGGGCTTGCCCTGCTCGTCCAGCACATCCACCATGTCGCGCTGGACGATGCTCCACGGCGTATTGTCAGGCAGCAGTGCCGCTACGGCGTCGTAGGACATGGTCAGATAGATGGTTTTGGTATCACGGCCGTTCCAGTTGCGGTCAACAAGGTTGCCGTTGACCGTAGCGGGATATTCCGTGTTGTTGACTTTTACGTAGATACTCATGTGCTGCTCCTTTCTTATTGCGGCGTGGCGTTGGCTTGCAGCCACGTCAAGAGATCACCGGTGGGTAATTCATCAAAAGTGATGGTGCGGTATACCTCCCCCCGCCAGCCGTTTCGGTAGGCGAGTTCCCTGGTCTCGGTAACCTTTCTATAGTAGATTAAAGTTCTTACACCGTAAGTGTCGTCGTAGTCTCGGATAAGATGGTCGTAGGTAAAGCCATAATAGCCAGACACAAAGCTGACAGCAATCCCGCTACTATACCCCCAGAATTTGTCTGGCTGCGACGTTATATCAATGGTTTCGTTGAAGTACCACGTCAAGCTCACATCCGGCTCAAAGTTGATGTCATACCCCGTCCCGCCGATAAGCGTCCTGCCTTTGAGGATATTGTACACAGTGCCGTTGACGAGACATTTCCCGCCCATAACTTCGTACACCGTGCCGTTGACGAGCGTTTTGTGCGTAGCGGGTGGGGGCAACGTGACATTGCCCGAGCTGTCGACTTCCATGTCCTGCGGGAGAATCAAAGCGGGGCGGATGCCGTTCGAGTAGGATGCGTTGCTGCTGTCATAGAGGCCATTGGGGCTAACGCGCCACACGTTGCCGCTAGCGTACGGGGAGCGGAGCCACCAGAAGAAGACCGAGCCGTCCAGGTTCGCAACACGCTTGTTGTTGGCGGACGTGCCGGTTCCGGCCTCGAAGTAGGATAGCTTCGCACCGTCTACCGGGAAATTCTGGTTGTCGCTAGTAGTCCAGCCGACTTCGTAGCCGGACAGCAGGAAAATCTTCGCGGGCAGGCCGTTCGCGCCGCTTTGATCCGCGCCGCCGCCACCGCCGTTCTTGCGGTACGGGATCTTCACCTGCTTGATGGCGTCCCTAATGTTGCTCTCAAACAGGTTCAGGAACGTGCTGTTCAGATAGCTGTGTATGGTGCTGTACTCAAGATAATTAGTATTGGTGCTGTGCCACTGTCTGCTCTCGTAGATGTCCTTCATCAACAGCCAAGTACCGTTGCAGGATTCGTCATACATCGACCCGGGTTTGCCCTGATGCACGACGATGAACTCTTTCGCTGCACCGTTGACTTTCAGCTTGACGATGCTGCCGACGGCTTTGGTGCCGAGTTTTGCATTTGCCATCTCAGCACCTCCTTAGCCGTACACCCAGTTGATCGCGTAGTTCTCGTTGGGCGTGGTCTCCGATGCAACCAGCGTCTGCTTGACGATGTTGCCGGATGCGATGTAGTCTATGCCGCGCGTCGCCGCCACCAGCCCGCCTGAGCCGTTGCCCTTGAGAATGTTGGTCGTGGATGGAACTGTTGGAACACTGACCGTGACCGCGCCCGTCTTACCATTGACCGACGTGACAGGATACGGTGGCGGATTGTTCTTACTGTACTGCTTGACGTTGTCCACATTGCCGAGGCCTACATCTCCCTTTGCAAGGCTCACCGCGCCTGTCTTACTGTTGACGCTTGTAACCGGCGCACTCTGCAAGGCACTGTCAGCCTTGCCCAAACTCGCCTGCACGTCGCTTGCAAGGTCGGATTTTGCCACCGTGGACTTAAAAGCCAGAGTGCCGAGGTCGGCGAACCACTTCGCGATTTTGCCGAACAGCACGGAGAGCTTTTCACCCGTCGCAATATTTGCGCGGGTTCTCGCTGCCGTGAAAGCCGCCGTGACATTACTGCCGTCGCCGGTCTTGTCCAGCTTATTGACGAGCGCCGAGTACACGCCGCCGGACTGTACGGGGTTCGCGCTGCCCTGCGTAGGCGTTGCGTCGGTAGTTACCTTGACGTCCTTGATAGCGTTGTCAATGTATGAAAAGATGTCCTGGTGCTTGTTTTGAGGGTCATACACTGAGGCCAGCATGTCACCCGTACCAGCACCAGAAGCGCCACGGCAATAGCCTGCGTCATAGCTCGTGCCGTTCGACAGCGTCACGATAAGGTGATAGTCGCTCTGCCGGATGGTAATACCGGTAATTGTGGGAGCATCCGTGCCGGGGCTGCCCTGCGGACCTTGGATGCCCTGTTCACCCTGTGGGCCGGTGTCGCCTGTTGCACCTTTTTCGCCGGTTTCACCCTTTTCACCCTTTTCGAGCACAAGGTTGAGCACCTGATTTGGGGCTTCTCCGGTAATGGTCGCGCTCGCCACCTTGCCGGACGTGACCGAGCCGATGGTCAGCACGTTTGCGGGGCCTGCGGGGCCTTGGGGGCCGGTCGCGCCTGTTGCACCGGTCTCACCTTGTATGCCTTGTTTACCCTGCGGACCGGTCGCACCCGTCGCACCTGTCGCACCGGTGTCGCCCTTGCTGCCCTGCGGGATGCCAAGCGCCAGCGTACCAGTCGACTTATCGTAGGTCGCCGTTGCCAAACTTCCTGCGGGCAGTGTTGTCACCGTGACCGATACAACGCTCAGCGTGACGAAGTCCAGCAGCGTTGCGCCTTTGAGCTTTTTCGCTGTGCCGCCCTGCTGCAAAACAAAAAGATCTTCGTTGGTGATTTGTGTTGCTTGAGTGAGGTCGGAAATTGCTTTATCAGCCATCTGTTACCTCGCTTTCCGTCTCGGCAGCTTTCGCGGGCGGCTCTGCGGGTACGTGCGCCGCCTGCTGGTCGAGCCGCTCGAGGATCGCATATGCCTGCCGCAGCTCTCCCTTGACCTTTGCCATCTTCTCCGCGTCGTTCGCGGAGATCATCACCAAAGACAGCGTATTAAATGCGCTGTCAAGGATCTGCATTGCCTGCTTTTTCATAGTTCCTCCTTATCCCGACTCCCACCAAGAGTCGGTGTAGATTTCTGCGTTGTAGGGTCTCCACATGTCCGTGTAGATGTACGGCGTATACGCTCGCCACATATCCGTGTAGATGTACACCGCGCCGCCCGTAGTGCCGCCCTCTGTGGTAAACGATCCGCTGTCGGAATAGCTGGTCTCCACCCATTGATTGAGGTTGGTGTCCCAATAGCAGAGCACTGCCTCCCAATCGTAGGTTTTGCCGGGGGTAAGTCCGTCGAACGAATCCGTAAACGTGTTGTTCGCGCCGGAATCCTCGTTCGAGGTCAAGTAATACCCGTAGCCCAGAATGCCGGTCACGTAGATCGCACGCGCTCGATTATGGTAGCTGTCTCCGTAAAACGTGCCGTTGAGGACAGCTGTCGTTGACCCCGTCGCCGTAACGCTAACACTAAAACTTGCCATGCGTCACCTCACTGACGAAGGAAAAACAGTTTCCCCCAGTTACCGGCCGGTAAGATATTTCCGTACATCTGGCTACCGATATACAGCTCGCCGCCGCCGAGCGACACAATGTTGTTGGACAGCGTGATAAATCCACCGTAGGCGCCGCTGGCTTTTAGGTATACATTGGTCGCCGATTCCAGCTTGATACCGCCATAGAGGGTTTTGATGCCGACACCGTAGTCAACGTTCGTCTCCACAAGCGAAATTTCGCCCACTTTGGTATTGCTGTTTGCCAGGAGTTCCACCGTCTGGCCTCGTAACTTTTGCGCTGTGATAGAGGTCCCGTCGATGTACGTTGCGATCGCACTATTGACCTCGTTTGCGTTCAGGCCCGCGTTGTTGTCGACGTAGGTCTTCGTAGCATAATTCGAGCCGTCCTTGAGATCGCCGACGCGGATGCTGCCGGTCTGGATTTGGTCGGCTGTCAGCGTACCCTTGATATTCGCCGCATCGACGTACAGATTATCCGTCTTGATGCTGCTGCCGTTGATCTTGGTCGTGCCGCTCGCGTCCGTCACCGTCAGGCCGTCCAGCGTGGTTTTGACCTCAGTGTACTTGCCGTCGATGCCCTCGACCTTGAGCATGATCTCCTCGCTGGTCTTGGTGATCGTTGTTCGTGTCTCGGCAATCTTACGGTTGAATTCCTGTGTGATGTACCCCTCAGCCGGATATTCGTCTTCCATCTCCGCTTCTCCGGGGGAAGAAATGCCCGCATATCCGCGGCCATCATCAGAGAGTTTAGACAGCGGCGAATAAATGCCACCAACCGTCACGCCGTCGCCCAGCTCTGCCGCTGGATCGATGTTTGCTGCGCCTGCTTCGTACGCCTGATACTGGTAGCCTTTCATGGTTTGCAGTAAAGCATTTACCATTGGCTGCGTGGCGTGAGGGCAACTTGCAATGACCTCCATTCCGGTATCGTCGCCCGCCGTCAGGCTATTTTCGTCGTCCACAAGCAACGTCACACGGGAAATAGGCTTATACTTGCCATTGTCGGAAAAGCTTGTAATGTCGCCGCCGACGTAATATTTATCAGACAAGAATCCTCACCCCTCCAAACGTAATAGCGCTGCCCGCTTCTGTAATGAGATAGTTTGTCTCGGTAGGCATAGACAACAACGGAATAAGCAATAGTTTCCCTGCATCGGTAATAATCCAGTTCCCACCGTGCGCCGCAGCGATAAAGCATAGCTCGTTGCGGATGGTGTAATCATTTGCGGGATAGTCGATGGTATACGAGCTGTTGAGCACTGTGCGGCTGTCCAGTTCCACGCCCATCAACTGGCAAAAGATGTTTACAGCGTCAGGCATAGTCATCGGAAAGTTAAGCGACTGGTCTGGCTCCCACACAACGTCAGCCTTTCTCATAGCGTCGTATGCTTCAAGTTCCCAATAATCCCCATCGCAGGACCGGCGGTTGGTAAAAAACACGCCTTTGGGGATCCAGTCTGTCGCCTGACTTCCATTAACAAGCCTGAGATAACGCTTGATCGTCGCGGCTCGCGGTATGTTGTCCGCATACAGTGCCAGTTTTAATGTTGCGCAGCAGGCGTTTCCGATGCCGAATTCTTCAAACAACTGAGATTCGGCAGAGTGCGACACTTCCGCATCTTTGCCGTATTCCGTGCCCGCAACGTCGAATTTGTACTCTCGTTCTGTGCCGGGCTTGTGGAGCAGCTCGCGCCACAGCGCACTTGTTGTCTGCCCCATGTCACACCTCGGTCAAGTTAAACGTCGCGCCGCCCCACACCTCATTGTCGTCCGCCGCTTCTTCAAGCGTGCATTCCATCGACGAGCAGTAAAACGTGCTTGTTCTGACGCCATGCAGGTCAAGATACTTGACCGTGCACGTTGTCTTATTGAGATCGTCATCGAGTTTTGCCAGCACATCACGCTTGACGGAGCGCGTTGTATACCTTAGTTTCCGCTTGGTGGTGATCTTGTCTCGCCGCATCGTGCCGTCTTTGGTGCGGGTGGTCTTGTCGCTGTCGAGATCGTTTCTGCTCCACCCATAGCCCTTTGTTGCGATTGCGGACGAGTAGTCCGTGCCGTTGATAATAAGGACTTCCATGTTCCCCCTCCTTAGTACAGCAGCACGGGCTTACCCGCCGCGCGTGTCATGTTGTTGATATTCTTCACGGTACTTCGTGCGATTTCCTTGCCGTCGAGCTGGATAACGACCGTAGTTGCACCGCCGCCAGATTCCGCCATAGCCTGCTTAAATGCTTCGACCATCGTTGCAAGCGGCGTTTCGATGTTCGTTCCGCTCTTCTGGTCGCCCAGTACGGCGAGAAATTCTTTGTTCGGGGGAATGACTGCACCGGTCGCCAAACGTGGCAAACTAATACTGGACATTTGCCCAATATGAGGCGACCAGCCCTTCCCGCCAACTCCCGGAACCCAGCTAGGAACTTTGAGGCTAATAGAATTGATTTTCGTGATAAGCCAATTCAGCCCTCGGATAATATTGTTGATAAAACTTTCAACAATAATTAGAACGCCATTGACGATTCCTTTTGCCATTTTTTTTACCCCATCGAGAGCCATCTTGAGGTCACCAGTAAATACGCCTTTAATAAACTGAATGATTCCACCGAGAATGTTCTCTTTTAGGTTTTTTGCAAACTCTTCTAAGTTCCCGGTTAGCTTCATCATCGCTACAAGAATGGAGGCAATCCCTGCGATTGCCAGTGGGATGACACTACCGGTCAGAAAGAAGAACCCCAGTCCCGTTGCCACAATGCCAGCAATCAATAACAGCGTATTTTGGAGATTTGCACCGTTATCACAAATGTCCTTGAACGCTGTGATGATCATTGCTGCGCCAGCCACTACAAGGCCGATGCCCGCACCGACTTTGCCGAATGCGATTGCAAGCCCCCCTGCAAGCGCAGCTGTGCCTGCAAGCATTTCGAGCAGATTCCCCCAGTTGACGCCTTTATTCCATGCGTCGGATAAACCGTCCCACAGAAGAATCAATCCGCCAACAGCGATGAGGATGCCGCCGAGCTTTTGCAAAATAGTGCCAAGCACCCCAGGCAAGCTGCTGCTGATTTTCCACAGCGCTAAGCCTGCCGCAATGAGCATGACTGCATCAGCGATTTTCTTTAGGCGGTCGCTGATCTCGTCCATGTAGCTAAAGTCCGGAGTGATTGCGTCGGCAGATGCACCGCCGCCCGTATCGTTTGCGGTATCGGTGGAAATCTGGTTGATCTCATCAAACGCCGCAAGCTGACTTGCCGCTTTCTTCGCGGCACTGCCCGTTCCCTTTAATGCACTGGTTTCCTTGTTCAGCGCCTTTGCTGAGTTAGCAGTTGCCTTGACGCTCTTGCCGGAGATAAGCGCCACAAGACGCGTGATCTGCGAGACTACTGCCGTGATAACTTTTACAAGCAGTGTAAAGGCGGGAACAATTACACTTACAAGAGGCTGTGCCAACGTCAAAAGCGCTCCTTTAAGCTGCGCAATGGATTCTCTTGCCTCGGAGTTTACCATTACGACGTTCTTTGCCCAGTCGCGAACTTTTGTTAATGCTTGGGTAATAACCGTAAAAACGAGTGCGCTGCGGACAACAGATTTTAAGCGCTGTCCAAATACTTTCATAGAATCTGCCGCCGCTTCAGTTGCATTGCGCAGCCCTGCGCCTTTGGCTCTGCCTTCGATCTGCTGTGCCAACTCAACCGCCTGCGTTTTCGCGTCGGAAATCTTATCGCCGGTTTTGTTGAGCTTTTCGTTGAGCTTATCAATGCTATTTGCAGTTTTGTTAAATTCGCTTTGCAGCATTCGCACGCGCTCGGCCTGCTCGGACACGTCGATTTTCTCATACGTGCCTTTTGGCGCTGTGCGCATATCGGCAAGCTCCTGTTTTGCCGCATCCAGCTCTGCTCCGATGCTGCGCAGCCGGTCTTCCATCGGCGTTTTCTGGTCGCCGAGCCTGTTAAACTCCTTTTGTAAGGATTCGATATTGCTTTTTACTTTGTTCAACTCCTGATGGAGTTTTTTGTCGCTAATAGTCGCTTCAAATACGACTTCGCCGTCAGCCATAATATCACCTTCTTGCTTTTTGGTTTTTTGCGTGATATCATCCAAGCAGCCATAAATAATGGCAAGGAGGAATGAAAAATGGATAAGATGACTACTTGCAAGGTATGCGGGGCATCTATCGCAAAATCCGCTACCACTTGCCCGCAGTGTGGAGCCAAGCAGAAAAAACGCCACCCAGTGCTGGGGATTATCATCGCTATTTTCGGCATTTGCATGATTGCCGCCGCATTAAACGGAATGGGCGATGGTTCCGGCTCAGAGAACCAACCGTTCAGCGTTGGAGAAACCGCCGAGCTAAACGGGGTCAGTGTAAAGTTTGATTCCTGCACCGAAAGCAATGGATCGCAGTTCAACACCCCTGATGCTGGCAATGTCTTTTTGCTTTGCGAATTCTCCATTGATAACCAGTCGGATAAAGATATTGCCGTTAGCTCTATCGCATCGTTCAACGCCTATGTTGATGACTACTCTACAAATCTGAGCATTTCGGCCACCATCGCAACCGATAAAACCCAGTTAGATGGCGCCGTTGCTGCCGGTAAGAAAATGACCGGTGTTGTCGGATACGAAGTCCCCAAAGACTGGAAAGAAATTGAAATTCGCTTTACTCCCGACTTTTGGTCTGGAAACGAAATTACATTCATTGCAGACAAGTAACCACCATCGCCCGATGCTATTTTGCGTCGGGCGTTTTTTTGCCCAACCACGCATTAATCGTGTCGTTTTCTTCTTCCGTCATCGGCTTATTTAGATCGACAAGCCGCCTGTTTTCTCGGTAAAATTCTCGATCCGACTTGTCGAGCGTTTTCCCTTTTGCTTTTAGGTTGCGGATTCGAACGATGTTCGCAAACAAGCAATCCCCGATTTCGTAGTACGCCGAGACGAATGACCACCAATGGAAATAAGGCATTGCGCGGACCTCTTGCCCCACAACACGATTGATGGGGGCCACGATGTATTGAAAGTCTTGCTCCCAGTCCATCAACTTAGGCCGCTTGCGATTATCGCCCTCATCCCCGCAGTCGAGAAACCACGTCATTTGTTTCACGGCTTCTGGAATGTGCTCATCCGGCATTTTTAAGAAGTCCGGATAAAAGATATCCAGAGCCGCAAGCGCTTTCTGCTCGTTGGTCAGATCGGCCGCAGCAAATACCGCCAGCACGTCCAGTGCCGCGCGATAGTCTGAGCGGATTTCATAGTCAACGCCGCAGACGTTCAGCGACGTTGGAAGATCGTACATCATTTACGGTATTTCTGCGTATACTTGCGGATTTTCTCATCGGCAAGCGCCTGTTCGCGCTTTACTGCCTCATCAAACTGCTCGATGATGGCGGTCATAAAGTTCTGCCAAACCGGCGCACCGTTGGCCGCGGAATAGGCGTTGACGCTGCCAAAAAGTGTATCGGCAATGTCCTGCCCGAACAGGTCATTGATGATGCTGCGCATTTCCTTGTCAAGAGAATCAACCATGTCGAAAAGCTCATCATCGGGGATATCCTTTTCAAGTGTCTTTGCGCGGGTCTCCTGCTTCTTGCGCAGGTCATCAAAGGTTTTATATGCTTTCTTTGCAAAGTTAACATCCGCAGGGTTGAAGTACACCGTTACAATGCCGTTCACGCCGCGAATGGTATATTCCTTTACACCAGAATCAAAACTGAGTTCCATATATTCCTCCAAAATGAGGGCTGACAGATGCCAGCCCTCTATAAGTTGTTAATCCGCAGTAAACGTAACAGTGTCTCCATCAATAGCGGCAGAGCCAATCGTGCGTGTACCGCCGAACGTCACGGAAATATCCATGTCGACAGCACCGCCACCTTCACCGCCGACGCGCGTAGGAAGAACCGTGCAGGACGAATAGCGTTCTGCAAATGCTGCCGTTTTTTCCGTGCCAGCATAGGCATGAACAACAAGCATATCCTGATTCGCCAGAGCCGCCGGGTTTTGCTCTTTGACGGCCAAATTCCAAAGCTTACTGATAGCCTTGCTGCCAGAATCAAGCCGAGACGTATCAAAGTCTTCAGTAATGATAGGCTTTCTCACCGTCGTTCTCGTCACACCTCGAATATCCTTCGAAGAATCTTTCTGCCAGTCGTATTCCATACTGGAATCAGTAACGCCGGCGCCCAACGGAGACCACTCCGGAGTGCCAGAAGATGACGCAACATTCAGAAATGCGACTAAACTTTCTCTGTCAGGGGCCTGCCCCGCTGGAGTGTTAAATGTCGTATCAGCCATTTTTAATCACCTCGTAGTTCATTTTCATAAGGATTTGATGATCCTCGTCGCCGTTTTCATACGCGGCAAAAAGCGAGGATCGCGTTGTCGGCTCAATGCGAATGACGCGGCGACCGTCGCCAATGTCGGGCGGTGTTTCACTTGCTGCCCAATCGCCCAAGGCGTTAAGCAGCTCGTCGGCCTTGAGCCGTTTGTCGTTGCTATTCCCCGGCTTCATTCGGTAGATGACCTTGAATTGGTATTCCGCCTGATATCCACCGAGGATGTATTTTTGTACGATGTATGACGCCTGAATCGTAGACAGCGCCATTGCCGCAGTATCAGCGGGAAGAAATTCGAACCGAATCAAATCGACCGGCTTGTCAGGGAATGTGTTTAACCACGCAAGCAACTTTCGGGAGACTTGATCCTCTTCCGCTGCCGAGACCGTCTTTTTAACCTGTTCCGTACTTCTTCACCGCCTTTTCTGCTACACGCAACCACTTATCGAGGTTCTGCGCTTTTGATGCTTCACACCAATGGGCTTGTGCCTGTGGATGCGCCGTGTGGTTGAACACTAAATTGCGGTCAGTCACGACCTTTGTACCGCCTTTTGGCGCGTATGTGCTGCCGGTATTCGGGTCAACCATGACTTTCCCGTAATACAGGAATCTTGCGTAAGGACCGGGGTATATGATGTCGTTGCCAACTACCCTTGTACGCTGCGTTAACGAGCCTGTAAGCATCGGCACAAAAGGCTGCGTGTCTTTCTCCATCTGCTCGGCTAAAACGTGCTCAGCGCGCGTACAAGCATTTGCAACGGCAGTTCTTACAGCGTCCATCCCATCGGTATGCACGGAAAACTTGATGCCCATTACGCACCTCCGACTTCCCAGTGCTGCATATCGGGGCTACCGTAGTTCATAGCATCAACCTTGGTCACGTTGTAGCAATCGTCATGGCTCAGTACGACGGTCATGTTGTCCGACACGAATTCGCCCTTTACAAAGCACGTCATGCCCCCGTTTCCCTTGTATGAGAGCGTCCACAGGTCGGATTTGTCCGCCGACTTAAAGAATGATTGCGGACCGATGTAAGTTTTTGGTTTACCTGTTACCCCGTCCACCGCTTCCACGGCGAACGGGATATACAGATTTACCGCGTCAGCGCCCTCAAGACCACTTTCGCGCACGTTCACGCCCTTCGATGCTTGCAGCATCACGCCACGCAGGATTGTGGTATAAACTTTCTCAACCTCATCAAGCGTTGTCGGGTCGACCTCCTGCACGACGTTGTAAATCGTTACAGTGTGGGGAGCGTACATTTACAACCACCTCCGCGATACAGCAGCCCAGTATGGGCAAGATATTCCATGCACGTTTCCGCCAGCAGTTTCTTTGCCCCGCCCGTCGCATTGAGTGCAGACAGGGCGGATTCCCCGCCTGTTGCAAGTGTTCTGGAATAGCTGCCTACCGTTTCGCTTTTGAGTTCTGCATCATTCGCCGCAGCGTTGGCGAGGTTCTTCGTGGCAAGCGCTTGCGCCGCCTCGATGACCGCATACTTGTCAACCAGCGCACAGCAGCACATCTTCACCGCGTCAAGATCGGCGTGGTCTTGTGCTCTGTTGCGCGTGTAATAATCGAGGAATGAGCTGGCGCGGACAACAAGACGCGGGAAGTCATTTTCACTCACAGCTCCCATGTAAGTGCCGGAGTAGTATTCAAAGTCTGCGTAAGTCATACGAGTCAGCTCCTTTCAAATCAGCCGCCGGTCTTGGGGGACAGAATGATGTTGTCCAGCACAGCGGCCTTGAGGGTGTTCTTCAGCACCACACCAGCCACCAGCTCGACCTCGCCGGTCTTCACAGCGCCGGGGGCGTTCATGTCAGGCATATAACTAGAAATGACGCTGGTGCCGGTGGGGGAAATGCCGTGGAAGCCGTCCAGCCCGATACTCACCGCGTAAATGCTGGTGGTGCCGTCGGCGGAGGCGGTAGCGGCAGAAGTGCCGATAACGTCCACAGAGGAAGTGCCGTTGTAGTACTTGCCCATGTCCATCAGGGGGATACCGGCAAAGGTCTCCACCACCTGGCCAAAGTCGTTCTTTGTACGCTCGTAGTAACCGGCACGGCGGGCGCAGGAACGGACCTTCATCAGCATATCGCTGTTCATCATCAGCATGGTGGTGTCACCGTCGATGGTGTGCACCAGCTGATCCAGCTGGTCAATGAACGCGTTGGCGTTGCTATCCAGCAGGGCAGAGGTGGACAGGTTGATACCGGAAGACAGCTCCGTAGAAGTGCCGGACAGCAGCTTCTTCAGGCCGTCAAAGGTGCCGGTCACATAACCAGCACCGGTAGCGGCGGAGGTGCCGTTGATGACCAGGTTATGGAAGTAGTTGCTGGTCGCCTTGATCTTCTGCTGCGCCTGGAACGCCAGTTCGTCCACAGCGCCGGAGGTGTTCTGCAGCACACGGTCAACGGAGAAGGAACCGCCCATGATAATGGCCTTTGCGTTCTTCTCAACGCGCTTGGCCTCGTTAGCGGTGTACTCGCTGTTAATCGCACGAACAGCGGCGGTGGAGGGGGTGTTCAGCTGAATGTAACCGTAGGTCAGTGTGGAACCACCAGTGCCCGGAGAGATGGCGTTATCAAACACCAATCTGTCAAGCAGCAGAGAACTGCGGCGAAATTCGTCGACGATCATCTGGTCGACCTTGTCGGCCATGCCGACCTTAGCTTCAGCAAGAGTAATAGCCATGTGTCATTGTCTCCTTTACTTGTCGTATTTTTCGTGGAGCGCACCCAGCAAAGACGTAGGCTTTGTTTCACGAGTGCCGCCATCAAGCGAACCCTGCGTGTCAACACGAGCGCCAGCCTTTACAAATGCGCTGGGGTCATCGGACTTTGCCTTTTCCAGGTACTTGTCGAACCCGTCCAAAGCGCCGTCCTTCATTTCGAGCTTGCTGTCTCCGATACCCGCGCGGAAAGCCTTTTCCGCAGACTTGGAGGAAAACTTCACGCCGCTGTCGGAAATCGCCTTGTCAATGGCGGTCTGATAATCCCGCTGTGCAAGCTGTGCTTTGTACGCTTCGGTTTCCTTGTCGTACTTGCCTTGCAGCTCATCCAGCTTTTCCTGGATTTTGGCAGCGTCACCGCTGGCCTTTTTCAGCTCCGCGATGTCCTTATCCCGGTCTGCGGCCTGCTGCTCCAGCGCGTCCTTGTCCGCCTTTGCGTCCTCTGCGGCTTTCTTGTGTTTCTCGATGTCCTTGCCGTTCATGGCAAAAACCTTGTCCGCCTGCTCTTCCGTCAAGCCGATACTCAACAGCTCTTCTTTCTTCATATTGCATCTCCTTACGGGATAGGCTTTTTAGGTCGTTGCCGTGACCGTCCCGCCTGCACTTTTAGGCTTGCAGATAGCCAATTTTTGTATAAAATCCGCATACGCGGTTTTTACCTGTTATTGGGGATTGCATTCCTCTGAAAAGTATGATATATAATAGATAAGAAAGCCGGTCGCTGTCCACGACCCCTTCGTTGAAGGGCGAGATGGTGTGTCGGCTTTTTTATTTCCGCTTAAACACCTGAATACGCAACCTGTTTTGCACAATTAAGATTTCGTCAACCCATTTTGTATCTTCTCTATGGAAAACTTTTTTGACTTGGGCTAAAATTGTATCTTCATCAAGTTTTGTGTTTGTCACATCAATAATGAAGTTTTGTGCTTGCCATTTTGCCTTTTTCACGCGGTTAAACAGTGTGTTGGCTCCGGCGCTTTCTCCAAGTGTTTTTAGATCATACCCAACTCCTCGGAACAAATAATCCGGCGTAGATATGCCCTGTGGACTATTCACACGAGGAACCATATATATCGCCCCGCCGAATTCTTTTTCCAAGAGTTCGGCGATTTCTTTTTCATGCGAGCTGTAATCGAGCACGACATTATGCCCGTCTACTTTGTATGTAACTCCATTTGCGGTGTACTCTTGCAAGTCTTCTACTACGTGGCTGTTCGGTTCAGCCGTTTCCTGCCATTTCCCCGTCGCGTCGATGTAAAACTCACGCTCCTCGGAAATCAGCGTTGCCGCGCCGACCGTAGTCTTGGGCGCTGCATCATTTTGATACAGCACTTTCAACCGTTCCGGCTGTTCTGGCAGCCCTGCCGCCTTGCTGAACCCACGGTATTTGGCGTTCAGGCGGCGAAGTTTGATGTTGGCAACCGTGGCATCATCGGTCAGGTCAGCGGCTTTGTAAGCGTTCACAAGGCGTTTCTGCGCACGTATCTGGCGCTCTACACGGCGCTGCATTTGCGTTGCCTCGTATGCGGTATAGGTCTTCCCGTCAAAGGTGCAACCAAGCCCATCATCGATATGCTCAAGCTGCTCATCTGTATAGGTTCGCTCAGATACGCCCTCAACCCAAACGTTACGCCGGTGGCGGCAGTTGGCTCCTTCCAGACCATCCACGGCACCCAGACCGCACACCTCGTAGATGCTCGGGTAGATGTCCCCTGCGCGAATACTGTATACCTTGCCTTGCCAATCCTTATGGCTTGACCACGGGGACGACCCCGGTTTATCTCTCGCGCCAGCATGAGCGGAAACCTCGAAATACAGAGTTTCGAGATACTGCGCCGACTCCTCCGTATATTTAGCGCAAATTTGATTTACGCCAGTCATCACGGCTCTGCGCGCTGCCACATCAATTTGATCTCGATGCCCGCTCTCATAGTCAACTACCGTCAATCCGCTGTCCGCAAGCTGCTTTACTGCCGTCTTGATAGCTTGATTGTAGTTGATCGCGCCGCTCTGGATTTGCATTGTCGCGTTATCCAGCGCCCATTGGTATGCTTTGGCAGGTGACAGCATTGTGCGCCCAGCGTCCACTAAAAAGCCCATTGATCGCGTTATATTGCGCATTGTTTGCTTTGTCTGCTCGTATATTGCCCAAGTATCTTCTACGCTTACCAGCGTTTCCGGCTGCGTGATGTGCGCAAGGTCAATAAGCTCGGTGTAATACTTCTGGTTGCGTTCCACAACATCGTCAAGCAGCTCATTCAACTTCGTTTCACTGATACCGGAAGTTTTGCGAATTGCTTTCTCAATCTCTTTTAGGTCGATGCCATGTGAGCGAAGCACGCGAATGTCTTGCACGGTTACTTCGTTCAGTTGGTCTGACGCTTTGAGACGGGAGCAGATTTCTTCCAGCAGCGTGATTTCAAGCGCACGGAACAATTCTGTCAATTCTTCCGGCATTGCGTCAAGCAGGTCTGGGCTAAAAGGGTAAGGCCGCATACGCCGTCACCTCACTCAATCTCTTCTTCCGGCTCTTTTGTCATGGCCTGCATCTTCGGAAGCTCCGCCTTTGCGGTTTCCTCGTCCTCGTTTTTGTACGTCATGCGCATTTCATAATCGTTGAGGATCCCAGCAGACAAAAGCTGCATATCGCGCGCAAACTCAGCGTCTTTGTCCTGGAAAATACTGTCGTCAAAATCAATACTAATTTCAATATTTTCATCCAGTCCGGCGTTCATGGTCGTATTGCCCAGTCGGAGGAGAACCCTACAAAGTTCAACAAGCACCTGCTCCAAGATGATCTGGTGCTTTCCTCGCGTCTTTGCAAGCTCACTGTGCGTACTGATAACCTGCGTCGCAGTCGCCATTACGGCTTGGTCGATCTGATAAAAGTTCGTGCCAAAGCCGCACTTGCTCCCCAAGATATTAAGCGCGAACTGAACCCCGACACTTAACTTATCGGAGTTAAGTGTCATGTCGATTGGCTGAATAACCGCCCCATCGCTTACATCTTCTGGCATAACGTAGTACACAAGATCGTTTTCATCAAACGCCGGTGTACCATCAAGAAATTTACTCGCCGCAGGCTTAACCATAATGCGTTTTTTGCCCATCACGAACTCATTGATGTAAGCATCATAGGCAATATCGGCACCTTCGAGTGCATCGATAGCATTGGCATAAACCGAAATGCCGGTTGGAAGCAAATAGTTGAAGTTATTCGCAATGTTAAGTCGGTCAATGACAAATTGACGCTTATCGCTTCCGGTATGTACAACAGGGGGGATGCGCTCAAAGCCCTTAACATTGGTCAGTGCTTCGTCTGCAAGTTGCTCATTATCATACCGATAAATGCGGTTCTCAATGACGTATTCGCCGCCATCCTCTTTTCTATGGATTTGCAGATAGAGGTAATCGCGCCCGCCCCTTGTAATTACAGAGGAAAACGCGCACTCGCTGATATATCCGTTCTGCCATGCCAGCGGGTAGATATTTTCGATAGTCACATAGTCCAGCACAATGCCGGATGTATTGCCGGGTACGATCTCGCCGCTCTCGTTGACCTCCTGCCCCACTACGCGGGGAATGTATGCCACCGTGCCAAGCGCAGACTTCATTTCCTGCATCTCATTCGCCTTAACAGCAAAATTGTTCTCCGTCAAGATGCGGTCAATAAATTCCTGCTCCTTATTCCCTTCAAGCGTTATCTGCACTTTTTCGTTCATGAGCAGATTCGCCCAATCCTCGCACAGTTTCTTTCCCATTCCAAGGGAATACCGCTTGCAGTTGACCATGCTTTCACCGTTACGGACGCGGTAATTGTGGAAGCCCTTTACATTTCCCTGATACCAGCTTTTCCACTCCGCAACCTTGCTGTAAAACGATTCGGGGATCGTGGTATAGCCAAGCTCGTTAAGTTTTAAGATAACTGCATTGCTCATGCGATAACTCCCATCCGGCGAGAAATCCGCTCTAAAGCGTATCTTGTGGCATCAATCAAATGGTTATTTGCATCAGGATACCCGCTGATGATGTCGCCGTCTTTATTCCGTTCGTATTCGTAATTTACAAACTCTTTATACGCGTTTGGTGTCCGGCGGCGGTCAATGACGATCTTGCGCCTCTGTAGCCACTTCATGCCGTAGTCCACGGAGCCGGGGCCTTTGATAGCCTCCTTTGCCGGAAGGCCAAGCGCCCGATAATCCGCAGTGCTCTTCGGCTCTGCGCTGTCACACGTGATGTACGCGTCGCCATATCCGCACCCTTTGATAATTCCGCCGCTCTCCTCGTTTGTCAGCTTATTTTTATAAATCTCGTCAATAAAGTAGATTGTCTCCCGCGCCCGGTCGTAGTGTAGCCGGATAAACGCAAATGGATCTGGATACCATCCCCAGTCAACACCTTGGTATATCTGGTCGAAGCTCCCGATCTCCTTGTCCGTAATCTCTCGCAGCTCCAAATTTTCAAACACATTTCCACCCGTGCCGACCGGAATGCCAAGATACTCGTGCTGATATGCACGCTCGTCTGTCTCTTTGAGGTGTTCCGCTTCTGCAAGAAACTGTTCTCCCAGCCATTCAGGCGGTGCTTGCAGATATGTTGACTTGTGGCACAAGCGGTCATCCCGTTCTTCCAAGCTATCCTTGTTTGCCCAGTTGTCGCGCGAAATTGGTGGGTTATAGCTTTCAAAATTCCAAAACACCGAGCCGCCGCGCATGGTCGACTGCAAAATGTTTCGGATTTCTGCGCGTCCGGCAAACTGGTCTTTTTCTTCAAAGTGCGTTACGGCAATGTAGCCAAACGGCACCTTGATAGACTTGATCTTCATGGGATCGTCAGCACCCCGAAACATGATCTTCTGCCCGGTAGGCTTATAAATCAGCTCCATCGGGGATACCTTTGCTTCCCAATACGCCGCCATGCCCAGTTCACCGATTGCCCAGATATACTGCGCGTATACGCTGTCACGAATGGTATTTGCCACCTTACGCAGCACCAGCGCGTGTGTACCCGGATTGTTTATCAGCAGCAGGGGGACGAGTACAGACACCGTGGAGGATTTTAGTGAGCCGCGCCCACCGCTGAAATCGTAGTGCGTGTGACCGTGGTGGAACACGTCATGCGCCACGGCGTAGAACGCAGAGCCGATTTTTTCAGACAGGCGAATGTCAGACATCAATTATCACCTTGACACCCTCTGTGTTGATGTTCTGCTCCACAATATCCTTCTGGTCGAGGTACTGTTTCCCCAGCCAAATGGCCATATTCGCGTTCTTTTCAGCCAATCGCCACTGACTTCTCCGCAGCGAAATTTTCCCAGCTCCGCGCTTTTGCTTAAATACTTCGGAAAAACTGGCATGATAGGTGCGTTTACACCAACTATCCAGTGTTTTATCGGTCACACCAAACCAGCCACAGATTTCCTCAAGCGTGCATTGCAGGCCGCAGAGGTTCTCGAACTGCTTCTGGTCTATTTCCTTTCTTGGCCTTGCCATACGCGCCCTCCTTTCTCTGCTGGCGTTTGATAAACTTCTCCATATCCCGCTTTAGGTGCGGGCTGCTTGTTTTGGCGATGATCGCCCGCGCTTCTTCAATCGTCATTCAGCAGCACCGCTTTCTTCCCCGTAAACTTCTCCCAACGGTCAACAATGACATCGGCATACTTTTGGTCAAACTCCATGCAGTACGCGTGTCTTCCGTTCTGCTCCGCTGCCATGATCGTTGTGCCGGAGCCAGCGAACAGGTCAAGTACATTCTCACCCGGCTTACTGGAGCACTGCATCTGGTAATCAAACAACTTAATCGGCTTCATGGTCGGATGCTCCGCAGATTTGACAGGCTTATCGAAATTCAACACCGTTGTCTGTCTGCGATTCTTGAAGAAGTAGTGCTTCTTACCCTCCGTCCACCCGTACAGGCAAGGCTCGTGATCGTCCTCTTCAATCTCACTTTCACCGTACAGGCAAGGTTCATGTTTCCACTGGAAATCCTGTCTCCCCATTACGAGGGAATTCTTTACCCAAATCAGGCACTGCCGGACACGCAGCATTGCGTCTTTACACGCACCGCGAAAGTTATACCCTTCACTGTCTGCGTGCCAGATGTAGAACGGAGCACCGGGCTTCATGACCAGCGCCGCATTGGAGAATGCATCCGTCAGGAAACGCCTGAAGGCCGTATCCTCCATATTGTCGTTCTTAATCTTCCCGGCGGTGCCCTGATAGTCCACATTGTACGGGGGGTCTGTGAGCAGCAAATCCATTTGTGCCCCCCCCACGAGCTTCTGTACATCTGTCAAAGACGTGCTGTCTCCGCACATAAGGCGATGGTCTCCAAGCTGGTACACATCGCCAAGTTTGCTCTTAGGCTCTGCCGGTAAAACGGGATCGTAATTGTCCTCTACCACTGACGTGTCGAGTTCATCACGCAGACCCCAATCAAAGTCAAAAGCAGACAAGTCAAGCCCCGGCAGCTCATCAGCCAGCAGGTCAAAGTCCCAATCGCTCTCGTTGCTCTTGTTATCTACCAGCCGCAGGGCGTTCACCTGCTCCGGTGTCAGATCGTCCACGCAGACGCAAGGCACTTCTTCCATGCCCAGTTTCTTCGCCGCCAGAGCGCGGCAATGCCCGATTACGATCACGCCGTCACGATCAATCACAATCGGCTGTACAAATCCGTACTGCTTGATGCTCTCCGCAACGTTGTTGATTTGCCGCTTATCATGCTTTTTTGCGTTTGCGGAATACGGCACAATATCCGCAAGCCGCCGCTTTGTGATTTCCATGCCATCCTCCTGTTTTGCTACTAGCCCCCACCCCTTGGCCTTACATAGCAGACTTTACCCGCCCCGAGGGCATACACTTGCGCTGAATCGCTCTTCCAACCAAGCCACAATGCATCGTCGAACTTTCAGGCGGGCGCTATGCCCATTGCCAAAGGCATCGGCTCTCCTCTTTTGGAGCGGCGAGACGGTATCGAGCCGCCACACGTCCACAATGTTGCCTATAGCCATTGCTTTCGCTTCTGCTTCTGCACGCCGCATATGTCCCCGCTGGGCCACATCGTTGAGAGGTGCGCGGGGTCCTGTGCCGCATGAGAGGTGCGACCTCTCGGCCCTGATCGTGGGCTGCATCGCGCGTGCGGCATGTTGCGGGGAACGGTGTGAAAAGATGAAAAGCACCGCGCCCCGCGATGGCGTAGGGGGTAAACGCCATAAATGAGAGAACCGCAAAGGCTTTTGCACCTCTGCGATTCTATTATCTCATAAGCAAATGGCTTTTTAAGGCCAACTTTTAATCATCGAGCAGCCCGTAGTTCCGTGCGACGCACTTAATGAAATCCGTATGCCATCGTCTCGCCGTCCGGTCGGAACAGTTGACCGCCATTGCCGCCCCTTCGAGCGTGTGGTTTTTGTCCCAGAACACGAGGCGAATAAATTTCAAGCGCTCTTCGCCGTCTTGCATTGACCTTGTTTCGCTCACCGCTTTTCGCACAGCGTTGTTTTCTAACAAAGCCACTCCATGCAACTCCTGCTCTCGATCTGGGTCGTAGCGACGGATAATGGCTTTTACATAGCCCCACCAACTATACCGAGGTTTACTCATGGCGTACCATCTTTCTCTTCACCCACGCCCACAGGTTACGCCACGGGTGGGCTTCTGCGTAATTGGCGCGCTCTCGTGCATTCAAAAGGTCGTCATGCAGATTCTGCGCGCTTCTCTGCCATTCGAAACAGTCTTTCGTTTGCTGATCTTTTTCAACCTGCATGGTAGCAATGCACGCATTCGCCCGCCCAAGTGCCGCCTCGGTGTCATTGAGTTTGTTTTTCAAGTCGGCGACTTCTCGCTTCGATGCCTGCCACGCTCTCCAATACTGTTGCCCCTGATCGTTCAAAAGCTTAGATGCGGCTTTTGACGCGTCTAAATCCGCTTTCAGGTTCGCAATCTCATTTGCCTTGTTGATGCCCTCTCCGTTCATCTGGCTGATCTGCTCGGTCAGGGCGGCGTTTCCCCGCCTTAACTCCTGCACTTCCGCCTGCGCTTCCTCCACCATCTTCGCCATCTGGTCTTTGGTGTACTTTTTTACGTTAATTGCCATTTTGCACCTCCATCGTTATTTGTTGATACTCTTCCACGCGCTCGACCTTGACCACGCGCACGCCGCCGTACTTTTCAAAGTCCATCGCCACTTTTTCCTTGATCCCCTGCGGATCCGCATCATCCGGCGCATCAAGCGCCAGCGTCACCAGCAGCCTCATTCTTTACCGCCTTTCAGCCGATAGTTTTCGTCTTCCAGCTGGTCAATCAAATAACCTCGATTGATGTTTGCTGTGCGAAGGTAATGGATCACCGCAATAAGCCCCTCACAATCCAGCCCCTCAAGCCTTGCCTGATCCACTTTAAGGGCTTTGAGCGCAGACCACGCCAACCGGTACATTTTCCGCGCCCCAGGCATCGGAGTATTGCGCTTGTCAAACCATTCGATGGCTGCATTTAATTCTTCAGGTGTCATTCCGCACCTCCGTCCATCTTTGCGCCACAATGCGGGCAAAATTCAAACACCTCTGCATCATCATCAGCATTTTTGTAAGGCTCGTTGTGCAGACACCGTGAGCAAATGCGGTCGCGTTTTCCTGCAACAGAGACCCACCGCCCATGCACCACCGGCGCAACGTCAGCGGCGGGGATACTGTTGATTTCCTGCGTGCAGATTTCTGGATTTTCGTACCGACGTGTAATTAGATCAATCACAGCTTCTCGCTTGATGTATTCAGCCATTGTCAGCCCTCCTATTCCCCGTATTCAAGCCGGCTCCGCAGCCGCCGGACCTTGTGTGCCCGATGCTCCGACACCGCGTCCTCGACATCAAACTCGATCGCCATCTGGTCGAGCATGATCCCGACGTCGGCGATCTCTTCGGCGATGTTGGCGAGCGTGTCGCCGTCCACGCGCCCGCGCAGGAACTTGCACAGCACATCCTGCAACTCGGCCATCTCTTCAAAAACAATCGTGATCTGCACCTGCGCGCCGTAGCGGCTGAGCGCCGCGCAGAAGGTCTTGCGTTCCATGTCATTCATCCTTCATCGCCTCCAATGCTTTCTCCGCCTCCTCGCGGGTCAGGAATGTCCCGATGTATTTGTGCATCCCCATTTTGCCAATAAGCTTTACCGCTTCGGCCACGGTGTTTATTTTGAGCGTTGCAATCACAGGGTTATCGGGATTCCCTGCAAATAGCCGATACACCGTATCTCCCACCTTGCACGGCAGCACCACCAGCCGCCCGTCCTTGCCGGCCTTGACCAGCTCGCGCAGGCGGTCAAATCCGCCAACTGTATCAGCGATATCCTCGTAATCAGCAAGACGGTGCGCCGCACTGACATAATCATGGTTCTTTACCCAAACAGCATAAATTCCTTTAGGATTGTTGTAATCTCCTAGTCGCTCAGTTAGTCGTTCCATCACTCGACCTCCTGCATCCAGAACTCGCGGCGGCAGTCATAACAGTTTTTTACAACAGCTCCTTTACAGAAACCATTTTGGTCCCTATGGGTAGAAGAAACTAAATACGGGCAGACATCTAGACACCCGCTTTTGTCAATTTTCGCAGTCGCCCATTGCTCCAGAAACACGCTCTGTCGCGTCTTGCGCGGGTGTTCCTTTGACCACTGCTCAACGGTAGCGGCAAATCTCTCGCAATCATCATCGGAGAGGGTGCTATCGATAACGCATTTACTATCGTCAAATGGGCAACCCTTACAATCCTTGTATGAGTCACACATTCTTTTGCGTTCTTTCAAAAATTCTAAAGCGTCCATCGTTTACCTCCTAAAATTTGAAGCTCTCTCTGATCTTATTCCCGTTGGTATCCGCCTCCGCCGTAAAGTAGCGGTGCGCCTCGTTGATGTAGACGACGCGCCCGTGCGCAGTCGTCTCTTTCGTGGTCACGCTCATAATTCCGTTGCTACCCTGAAATGCGGCAGGCTTCCAGCTAAATGGTTCTCCGATGTACATGGTCAGGCCTCCCCAAATCTCAATTTTGTTACGGCAATGGGGAACTCTTCAATTTCGCTTGCCCAGCGCGCCGTGCCCTTGCCGTTGTGCCGCTCAAATACCAGCGGGAATCCGCCGATGCCGTCAAACAGGCTCCCCATCGTAACGGGGCGCAAATACTGCGCGCTGATGCGCTTTGCCAAAAAGTCCCAAAACGGCAGCGCGATCGAGTTGCCGCAGGCCTTATAGCGCGGGCTGTCCGCGCCCTTATGCAGCTTGCCCTTGCTGTCGCGCCATTCGCCGATGTCCGTCCAGCCGTCCGGATAGCCTTGCAGCCGCTCGCATTCCATCGGGGTAAGGCGGCGCACCACCATGTTCTGCCGGACTGTATTGTTCAGGTTCAGGCTTTGCCCTCTGCTTTCTTTTGCTTGCAATGTACCGTTTATTTCTCCGCCCTCGCAAAAGTTCCGACAATCGACGGCACACACAAGGTCTGTTCCGTCCTTAAAGTCCCGTTGCTTGCAACTGCTTGCGACGTCCCCCTCTCGGTAATCGCCAAACCCTTGCATTTGATACGTCAGCGGAACTTGATTGCCGCCCGTTCCCATACGGGCTTGCAAACTCGGAGCGACCTCGCCGCAGTCTCTGATAACATCGCAGGCGTGCGACATATCCAGTGCCACCACCGCAGGCTTGTTGCCACCGCACTCCGCGTTCAGCGTTGGCGATTGCTCTTCGGCGTAGCCGATGCTTCGCGCTTGCTCGCTGTTGCCGAGCTTAAACCCTGCGCATACAACCGGCTGGTTGTTCCCGCTCATGCCTGCGGAAGCGGTCAAGGTCGGTGCACGGTCATCGCCTCGTACCTCGGCCCCGCCTTGCTGTGTCGCCATGCAGAAAATCGTCTGGTCGTTGCCGGTACCGAGCGTGCCGCTTTTGTCCTCCTGCACTAAAGCTCCTTTTCCTCCTCCATCACAGCCCCCCCTGATGCGGACTGCATACGATGTTGGGGCCTCTGTCAGCGCAGGGGCTTCCGTCCGCTCTTGCGGTGAGGCTCCTTGCAACTGCTGGATTAAAACCGCTTTCAGCGTTTCCGGCATGTCCTTCCCGCGCCGCTCCGCTCTCCGTAAGATACCCTGACACGCTTTTGCGCTCAAAGAGTATTTCTCCTGCGGTGTCACCTCCAAAATCTGCGACAACCGAGATACGACGGCGGCGTTGGGGCACTCCCCAGTGTTGCGCGTCATGCACTCGCCAAGCCACGCTCCATCGTCCTCCCACTTCATCGTGGTAGCCCCCCCAGGTGTTCCAGCCTTTTTCAGGCACTTCAATATCGGGGGCTTCCGGCTCTGCGATGCGGATAATCTCTTCGAGGACTGCCGCGAAGTCTCGCCCTTTGTTGCTGCTGAATGCTCCGGGCACGTTTTCCCAGACCATAAACCGAGGTCGGACCATGTCACCTGCCCGTCCGCTCTTTCTGTCATGCTCTCTCATCTCCTTTACGATGCGAATCTGCTCCATGAACAATCCGCTCCTTGCGCCAGCCAATCCGGCGCGTTTGCCCGCAATACTCAGATCCTGGCACGGTGAGCCACCCGTGATAACGTCCACGGCTTCGATCTCCGCGCCGTTGATCTTCATAATATCGCCGAGGTGCTTCATCTTCTCCCCTCGCATTCCCCGAACATCTCCCGGAACGTCATCCCAGTCAAATCCTCCAACGCCAGCAGCAGCCGCACCGTTGTATCTCTGTCGCCGCGTACCCACGCCGACACCGTAAACTGCGACGTGCCGAGAGATTGCGCCAGTTCGGTCTGGTTGTAGTTCGTCTTTCCCAACGCCTCCTTGAGCGCCGGGTAAGCGCAGAACTCAAACGGCGTTTTCGGCCTCATGATCTTGCTCATGTGTGTACCTCCCCGAAAGCCTCTTCAAATGTCAGCTCCGTCACCGCAAGAATTGCCTTGATAACGCCGATGCTGAATTCGTTCTTTCCCGTTGTCCATCGCCACACGCAGAGCGGGGAAACGCCGAGCTTCTTGCTCAACTCCGGCGGTGTCATGCCCGAGGACTGCAAGGCTTCCTTGAGCTGTGGATACGCCACCGTCTTAAATGGCACAGCTTTCATCATCCTGCACCGCCCGTCTCTCCGAGCAGCGTCCCGACGGTCACGCCCAGCGCTTCGGCAATGTACTGATACGTCAGCAGGAAGCTCATGCACTTGCCGGTCTCAAGGTTTCGGATGCTGTTGCGCGATACGCCCGACTTTTCCGCCAGCTTCTTCACGCCAAGCCCTCGCATGGTTCTCCATTTGCGGATGTTTGCGCCCACTTCCTCCGGTGAAAGCATCCCATCCTTTGACGGAGGAGATTCCGCCAAAATATCGCTTACGGAAATATTCAGCGATTCGCTGATCTTGTACAGCGTCGGCAGCTTCGGGTAGTGCTCACCCTTTTCCAGCTTCCCAATATGTCCCTGCCCGCATTCCACCATTTCACCAAGGCGAAACTGGCTGATGCGGCGCACTTCGCGAATATTCTTGAGACGTTCGCCCAACTCTTTTTCTGTCAACATCTTTTCTTGCTCCCTTTATTTTCTCAGCTTTTGGCCACGCCGCGTTTTGAACTGGCGCGCTCCCAAATAATCGTCTTTTGCCTGCGCCTGCCGCTTCTCTTCGGCCTTCGCCGCCCGGGCCATCGCAATATCCTCCGCATAATACGGGCAATGGTCCTGGCAGCCGGGATAGCGCACGGGTGGCAGGCAGCTGTGGCAGTGCTCAAAGCTCATCTCACACCTCGCGGATCGTGATGCCGTACTTGTCCTGCATCAGTTTCTTTTTCAGCAGATAGTCTTTCGTTTTCATGCCCTTTGCGTCCTCGACCTCGCGCAGCCAGTGCACCGTGCCGTTGCAGTCCGGCTCAGTCGTCCGCTCGTAGGTAAAGTCCGCGCGGTAGACCATCGGCTTGATCCTCTCGCCCTCGATGGTCGTGTAGCCCTCAACGAGTGTGAAATTGGCTTGCAGCCGCAAATCGCGAATCTTGCCCATCGCTCGCAGCACTTTCAGCTCGCCGAACCGCGCCGCCTCACGCTCGGAATCGAACTTGATGCCGTCGCACACGACCTTGCGGTTGCCGTACTTGTTGCGATTCTTGACTTCCTGCACGGCCATCTTTGCCATGATCTGATCTTGGGCATCTTTCCCAAGCCGAGAAATATCAATGCCCATTGCTTCCCTCCATTTCGGCAGCCGCCGCTTCCCACGTTAGCCCGTGTTCTCTCGCATAGCGCGATACGCTCGGCATGAATGCCTCCTGTTCTGCTATCTGCTCGATGTATGGCTTCATCCACGCCACCGAGACGCGCGGGGAAGCTGCACCCCTGATCTTTGCAAGCACTTGGCCGACCTTCGGGGGGAATCCCCTCGTATCCTCGGCGATCAGCGCATTCACTGCGTCCATCGCTTCGGCGGGGTCTTCATTGCCCAGCATGTCCAACCAGAGAGAAACCAGCTCTTCGGCTTCTGCGCGGGTCATCTTGGCATAGGCCTGCGGATAAGCCTGCTTTAACCGCCCTAAAAGGCTAATTACGTCAGCTCTTTCCACGGTTCTTTTCCTCCTCAAGCATCTCGGCGAATACATCGCCGCCAGTAAAGGCCCCAGTGTTCCGACATCTCCCGGCGCTCTCGGGCAGCTCATCGTCCCACCGGCCTTGATTCAGCCATGTGGCGGGGTGTGGAATAAACTGCCCGTTGTTCTGTGCCCATTGGTCGCTGCACTTCTGCCGCTCCACTGCGGTCACAAGTGTTTCGAGGGGGACTTTGACCCGCTCAAAAGCTCTCTTAGCAGACTGTTTCCCGATTTTTCGCGGGTAAACTGACCAAAAACGCTCGAATGCGTCCCCCGTAGAGGGGGATTTAGGGGGTATATGTCCTTGTCCTTGTCCTTGTCCTTGTCCTTGTCCTTGTCCTTGTCCTTGGCTTTTTTTGGTTCCCGAAAAACCGCTTTGGTTTTTTTGGTTTTCCTTGGTTCCCGAAAAACCGCTTTCTTTCGGTGGTCTGCCGCCCTTTTTCCCGTTCTCTCGACAGGCATTGGCAGCGGCTTCCTGCGCCTTTATGGACTCGTCAATATCCCGCTGAATTGCAGGCCAAATAAACCGTTCGGGGCCTTCAAATTGCGGCTGTTCTCCGTTTTTCCGGTAAGCGAGCATCGCCCGGACGATAGCCCCGATCGACTCGTCGTCATACTCGCGGAAATAGTCCTCGTAGCTCAGCCAGAGTTTAACGTACTCTTTGCTCTCAGCCATCTAAGCACCGCCTTAAAATGGCAGCTCGGATTCATCCTCGATGACTTCCGTAAAGCCGTCTGCGGAGCTCTCTGCGGTGATCTGATGCTCGGTGGCATCGGTGCGCTTGCTGTCGCCAAAATAGATGTTGTCGGCGATGATCTCCGCGTTGCGGCGCTTATTGCCGTCCTTGTCCGTCCAATCGCGGACGGTGAGTTTGCCCTCAACCACGACCATGCGGCCTTTGCCGAAATACTGGCAGACAAACTCAGCCGACTGTCGCCACGCGACCACGTCGAGGAAATAGGTTTTCTTCTCTCCGGTTGCTTTGCTCTTGAAATCGTCATCGACGGCAACGGTGAAGCTCGTGACCGCTGTTCCGTCCTGCGTGCGTCGCAGTTCCAGATCGCGCGTAATGCGCCCCATGATGCAAACTCTGTTCAAACTCACTTGCGAACCTCCTCTGCGCTTTCAATCAAAATATCCAGAATTCTATCTGCGGCATTTTTTAGAATTAAAAATTCCTGATCCGTAAATTCTTCAATGCTCTTAATTTTAGTCTTGCCCACCTTGCCGAATTTCGTGCTTGGTCCAGCTGCAATCGACCTCAAGAGTCTCGACAGCATACCCCTTATATCACTGTCGTAGTAGCAGGTTTTTCCCGCTAATTCAAATGACTTCTCAGGAGAAATTAGAGTCCTTGAATTTGCTCCTTTCAACGTTTCAATTTGTGCTTCTAATTCAGCGATTCTTTTCGCAACTTCTTCCGGGTACTTCGCCATTTTTTACTCCTCCAAATAGTTCTTTTTAAATACCGCCATGAACGTGTCATGGCCGTAAAGCTCTTCAAAGCGCTTCTGGCACTCGCGTTTCAGCCGCATATCCAGCTCGTGACCGTCTTTCCCGTGCACGCCGTAGTCGGCCATATTGTGCCAGTCGGCACGCAACCATACCCAGCAACCCCAAATATCGGACAGCTGACGGCGACCGCCGCCGTAAATGTGATGCCGTGCAAGGTTTGTCGAGAATCCTGAGATATAACATTCTCTCTTGTCCTGCATGATGCTTTTAGTCATCTGCCCCATTCCTCCTTTAGTGCGTCAAGCTGTTGCGGGGTCAATGTCTCAATGTTCAGCTCCTTGCAGTCCTGCACGATGTTGTCGATCAGGCGTGACATTTGCTTTGTGTCAAAGGTGGACGAGCCGTAATACAGCACCACGTTTTTGCAGCCGTCGATTTTGCTATCCATCACTTCCGTCTGCCAGCCGATACCATTCTTGTTCCAGCCGTCGCATAGCTTCTGCACGGCTTTCTCGCGCACGCAGATGGTTTCTGTGTTCCCGCCAACGTCCCGAACCTCTCGGCGGTAAATCTCGCTCTTAGGAGTTCCTGTGGCTTCTGCGAGCTTATCCAGCAAAACCCATGAGTAAGCATTGGCATCGAGGCTCCGTTTCTCACGGTGCTTTTTGACGGTCACGTCAACGTCTACCTCGTGCAGCTCGTCGTACAGTGTGCCGACGTTCTCCCGCGTAGCGATGGTGAGTAAATACCCACCATCGCGCGCAAGGGATAGATCATGCAGTCGGGCTTTCATTTGCTTTTCTCCTCGCCATCATGCACGCCCAGCAGAGCGGCGCTTTATAGGTATTTATCGCGTTCTCCGCAATCTCGGCAACGGAATATTTCTTGCCGCCGTGCGTCACAGGGTAGATGGGCTTGCCGCAGTCCTTGCAAGTGTTTTTCTCAACCTCGCGCTTGTACTGCGCGTTAAACGCGTCCATCTCTTCCTTACTCGGCTTCTTATCCTGCTTAGGCGGTTTTTCTAATTTTCCATTGCTCGGGGTCCTGGTATCATCAACCGGGTCGCGGAACGAATCACTCTCCGCTTCGCTGTAAATGCCGGAATAAGCCAGCTTAGATAGCTTTAAGACAACGCGGTCAAACATCCGCTTAAAGGCCATTGCATAGGGGTAATCATTTTTGCAGTTTTTTGGTGTGACCTCTCCGACCTCATAAAGCCCCTGCTCCTTGTCGCAGTAAGTATAGACCAGAGCGCCGCCGTAGCCGCATTTGTCCTCGGTAACGGACATCGGGTTAAACGGCTTTTCCAACTTATCGTTGATTTTCAAGCAGCCGTTGTGAGAGATAATCAGACCTGTATAACCCATCTTGCCGCTTTTCGTCTCGTTCATCAGAATCCAAAAATCTGCGGGGGAAAGTCCATACTTCCCGCTTTCGATGATCTCGCAAGCTTTCTTCTTGCTCTCCTTGTACTTGTCAGATTGCCAAACGGGGATTTTCTTTCCCTGCTTTTGGCTGTATTCTTCTTTGTTCTCGCCAAAGTTATAGTCCATCACTTCACCCCCATGCTCATGCCCTGAACGAGCGTCGCACCGTCGATTTCGGCGCCGCTTTTCAGCAGCGGGGCAAGGTCGGTCTTGCTCACCGTGGGGGCGTTGTAAGTAACCTCACCGTCGTGGCCGTTGGCGAGCATCCACGCCACCACCGCGCCCATGTCGGAGACCTCCACACTGGTGGTTTTGCGATAACTGATGGAGCATCGAGGAGTGGAAAACTTCTCGCCGTTCAGCACAGAATCGAGATATTTTTTCTTGCTCTCTGCCGCGCGCTCTAAAGCCTGTCTGCGCGCCGCAAGGGTTTTCTCTTCTTCGCGGATCGCCTTTGCTTCGGCAACGTCGTTTTTAATCCAAAGAGCAATGTTCTCGATCTTCTGCTCTCTTGCCATGTTCAGCTCCAAGAGCTTTTCAACGTCAAGAATTTCGCCGGTCTCGGCATCTACACATTCCGCAAGTGCGGAATCGATCTGATAAAGGTTCATCTTTTACCTCCGTAATATTGTCCGTGCCACAATAAGGGCACACGGTTTGAGTGGTAATCGTCCAGTTCTCATCGTCCATATTCTCGCGGTACGCATAAAGCGCAGGCTCCCGGAAATCCGCACCACAAGCCCAGCAGTGCATCATTCCTCCGCCTCCAAATACACCATTGCGCTCTGCACGCCGAACGCGCGCGCCGCCTGATGATCGTCAAAAAACACGTCGATGTGGTTGCCGTTCACGCCGCCCCCGCAATCCTCTGCGATGTAGCTGTGCTGCGTGCCGTCCGGACAGATCAGCAGGACGTGCGTGCCGTAGGGGATTACCTTCTGGTCAACCGCGATCGTGCGTCCCTCGGTCGCCAGCGTGCCGGTGGCGGTGTAGCCGTTTGCCCATTTGCCGCAGCAGCAGCTCATTGGGCAATAGGCCGTGAGTGTAAACTCGCCGAGAAAAACGTCGTTGCACACCGCGCTTTCGGTCGCAGGAATGTCCCACGCGGGGTCATACTCTTCTGCGCTGGGTGCTACTTTCGGTTCCGCATCGACCGCTTGCGCGCTGGTAGCGAGGATTGAGATCACGATCAAAATGACCGTCGCGCCCAGACACGCCGACGCAAACAGCGCCGATTCATCGGCCTTGCGCTGCTCTCTCGTGCGCTTGTCGTGCCGTCTCACCGTCTGCACCCCCTGTCGATAAACGGCAGCAGATCACACAGCACCTTACACACCGCGCACGCACCGATAACGGCAAGCCCCGTCGTAAAGTCGCAGTCGTTGAGCGCGATCACCGCAGCGGCGATGCCGCCGAAAACCAGCGTATCAACCACGCTTTTCAACCTCCTTCTCGTTCGGCACGAGGCCGACAAACTCAAGCCCTCTGCCGCGTGCGTAGATCTCGCCCATGATCGTCCCCAGCTTTACAGGGTCAGGGGGCGTGACCCAAATGATTTTGTACTCTGGCTTTTTTCTCATTGCCTTTTCCTTTCTCTCGTGCTACAATAAGCACGGACACAATATCTTGTGGTGAGATTTGTCCGGTGCCCTGTTCGGCCTGCTACGCTGAACAGGGCTTTTCTTATGCCCCGATTGCTTTTGTCTGCATCAAGCAATTCTTGACCTGCTGGTAATCCATGCCAACTTCCAGCAGAACCGAAATGCGGTTTTCCATCTTTGACACCGCCGCAAGCTCGTCCGAACTCATGTAATCGCTCGCTGTTGCAAACTTTTCCGCGCCGCGCTCCTTGCGAAGTTGCCGCGCCGTTTTGCCGAGCGCCGCCATATATGCGAGGTCGGTGTACTGGTTATACTTGAATTGCTTGTGCGGACTGTCCGGCAGCGCCTTGATAGCGTCCGTCATGCTGGTACGCAGTGACTTGCGCTCGGCCTTGATTGCCTTAATATTCATCAGCTCTTTGCGCATGGCGAAGAACTGGCGAACGAGTTCTTTCTTGAACTCAATGACGACCGGCGTATTTCGAAGAAACGTAAGTAAAAGCGTCGCCTGCTGCTCATTCAGGTGGTAAACCTTAACTGTTTGCCCTGTTTTGCTTCCGCTCAAAGGTCGGATTTCAAATCCGACCTTACCGAACTCGCGGAGGTCTTTTTCATGGCGCTGAACTAACTTCTGCACCGTATCTCGCTTTACACCCGCACACTCTGCAATGACTTCGGATGTCGTGAATGGATCTTCGGTGTTCGGGGAAAGATAAACCAGATCGTTCATGTATCCTCCTTGTCTGGCTTTAACAGCTCGTCCACCGTGCAACCGTACAGCGCTGCGATTTCCGGCAATCTGCTTGCCCTCGGGGCCTGCTGGCCAGTTTCCCAGTAATACACGGCCACGTCGGAGATTTTCAGCGCGTCCGCTACCTGCTGGACGCTGAATCCAGCTTTATGACGAGCGCTTCGAAAACTCATCTTTTCACCTCCAAATACTAAGTTCTACTTGACAACTTAGCGAACCGTGATATTATAAGAAGTGCCAACAAACTAATAATTTCGACAGTCCGCTAAGTATCAAGGGGGCTTACTTTTTTATTACCCTATGCTTACATTATACTAAGTTCAGCTTAATATGTCAAGTTGAACTTTGCATTTTGTGCGACTTCGGCGGTTTGTACAAAGGGAGGCTTAATATTTTGGACGGTCCTACGCTTGTTGATATCGTCGAACGCGAGCTCGTTGCTCGACATATAAAAAAGGCGGAATTTTATGCCGCAACAAAAATATCAAGCGCAACATTTTCACAGTGGAGAAATAACATCTATTTCCCCTCTGCTGCTAATATCAAAACTATTGAAGAATATTTGGGGATTTCAATTTCTTATTCTGTAGCCGATAAAGCCGCAAAAAAAGAGCGCCCCACCGATGGTGAAGCGCTCATTTCTGAATTGCCCGAAGATATTCAAAAGCTCATCCGGATTTGCGAATTAAATCCTGACCTTGCTGCTGCTCTACTATCTGTTGCGCAGCAGATCGAAAAAGGTCAAGTTGCTGGGGAGTAAATCTCGAAATTGTAATAATCAATTCCTCTACCGTCGTCATCCTCTCTGCCCTCCGTTCGCTCTCATATAATAAAACAAGTGTTCTATCGCGGGTTAGTATAGCGCTAATTTTTAATTGATTCAATATAATTTAAAATATAAAATTAGGTGAATTTGATATGCCAATTACCGTATATTTTGAGCACGGCCGCGTTGTGGAGTTGTTCCCAGAACCAAATCAATCGTATTACGACGTGCGAGATAAGATCAACGCGGCGACTGATATAGTGTCTGATGGAATAAAATACGACTTGACTGATAAGCAATCAATTTATTCTATCGCCATTCCTGACTATACAAAAGTACGCAATGTACCACCTTCAAAAGAGTTAGGCCCAACAGGATATCTTGAATATGTGCTGAGAATGCACGCGGGGCTTTTGTGGAATGGCGGAGATTACCAGTTATCAATGGCCTGCCTTGAAAAATCCTGCCAGCTAATGACGTATTCTACGCTTGGCTGGGAACGGAAAGATTTTTATAGGGTCGTCAATTATTATATCGAGCTGGGTCGATTCAAAAAGGCGAAAGAGTGGAAAGACTGGATAGATGCACACACGGAATCGCCGGAAGACTATGCAAAAGACGCATTTGCAAGAACGCTTGAATCGTGTAGAAAACTTGGAACTGATTTAATAGAGGTTGGCGATTCAAGCGCGTGCTGTGAAATTTGCGCGAAGTACCGGAGACGGATATATAGCTTATCTGGCAAAAGTTGGAAATTTCCAAAGTTCCCAGATGATTTTCATTTTCAGTGCGGGCTTGGGATATTTGCTTATATTGACGGTGTTTCTGAGCCATCTTTCAAGTGCATAAGTCCATCTTTATATAGTAAACGACCGTTTCGCGATGATCGAACCGAAGAAGAAAAGGAAAATTATAGGCTTTGGTTAGAACGTGTTGAAAAGTCTTACAATCCGATCAATGAGCCAAATTTAAATCATATTATTTATTATTGGTTCAAGCCTAAATTCCAAGATGACTTCCCAAAATCTCTTTCTGGCTTTTCTCGCATGCGAAATGGTAACACAGAAAATTATCAAAAGCTGGAACAAAAGATTGAGGATGCGGGATATACCATCCCTAAATCATTAGATGAGGTCGCAGAATGGGAAGAGCGGGAGAATTGAAAAGTTGCAAGGCGGTATAGCTTAGATTGGCCCCGCCGCCCTCTGCAACAAACGGCGGGGCCTTTTTGCAGCCAGCGGGAAGCGGTCGCCGCTGCTTGTTTTGACCATACTCCGCTTTACCTTACCACTTCAATACCAAGACTTTGCAACATGGCGGAATTCGACCGCGTTCGACAGGCCCACTTTTGGCAAACTTATTGCTCGAAAACTGAAGAAATTAAGGTGATGTAAATGAACATTCAAGAAGTGTGCAGAATCCGCAAAGAAGAACTGAAACTAACGTATCAGGACATTTCTGACGCTTCCGGCGTTCCGCTGTCCACCGTCCAGAACTATTTTTCTAAATTGTCGAAAGCTCCATCTTTTTATACCGTCGTTGCAATCTGTAAATCTCTTGGCATTTCGATCGATAAGACGTGCGAAATCATAGAACACTTGACGCCGACCGAGGAAACTTTGCAAGCACGGAATGATGAGTTGGAACGTCACGTTGACGCAAAGGCCGATACCATAGAGATCATGCGGCGCGGTGTACGCATCCGCAACGGCGTGATTGCTATAATGTTTGTCATTATCGTTCTGCTGGCTGCATGGTGCTTGTACATTGATTGGAGGGGGATTTGATGATAGCGGCATTGATGAGAGTGGCTTTGATAAGAGTGGCTTTGTATATCCGCGTCTCGAGCGAGGAACAGGCGCGGCATGGCCTGTCCCTGCAAGAGCAGCGGGACGCGCTGATGAGATATGCCAAAGCAAATAAAATGACCGTGGTGGGCATATATGAGGACGCGGGCATATCCGCGCGGAAGCCGTATAAAAAGCGTCCTGAGCTCCTGCGGCTGCTGGATGATTGCGAGGCGGGGAAGATAGACATGATCCTGTTTATCAAACTCGACCGATGGTTTCGTAACGTCGCCGGGTACTACGACGTGCAGACGCAGCTTGACAAATACGGTGTGACATGGCAAGCGACGGAAGAAGACTATGAGACGCGCACTGCGTCCGGACGCTTGAAAGTCAATATCATGCTTTCCGTCGCGCAGGACGAGGCTGACCGCACGAGCGAGCGGATCAAATTCATCAACGACGGCAAGCGTGCAAAGGGGCAACCGGCAGGGTCTAAAGCTCCTTTAGGGTATGTCATCAAGGACAGGCAATACCAGATTGATAACGATACAGCAGATGCTGCGCGAGATATGTTCGCGGCGTATATTAGACTGCAAAGCGTGCTGGGCGTAAAGCGCTATATGCTCGAGACATGGGGCATTGACCGGGCATATAACAAGTATGTCAACTACTTCCACAACCGGCTTTATATCGGTGAGGTGTACGGCATCGAGAACGCTTGCCCCGCCTTGATAAGCAAGCAGGATTTTGACATTGTAAATGACATTCTGCGCCAGCGGTCGCAGCGCTGCGCGGGAGTTGAGACAGATCGCGTTTATCTGTTCTCCGGCTTGTTGCATTGCAAAGAGTGCGGGAAAACGATGCAGTCGGAAACGGCAAAGCAGATTTATACCTACTACCGATGCCGGACGCGAATGCTTGACAACTCCGCGTGCCAGCACAAAAAGAGGATCCGAGAAGATGCACTGGAAGATTACTTATTACATGAGCTTGAGGGGATTGCCGAGCGAAACAATCGCTATTACAAAAAGGCAGAAAAAAAGC